TTGATAGTCGTCTGTCTTTGTCTGTGAATTTCTCACTACGACCACCGAAAGAAACTCTGGCTGCATTAACTGGTGTCAAATCATCACCAAGAGAATCTACAACCTCAATATAACCTTTATCTAAAACCGACTTCTTCATTTTTTCTTAACTCCCGACCATGAATGTTTTTAATATGTTCAGGTGGTTTATGTTCTATGATTTCATACCCAACTTCTCTACCATAATTAATAGATTCAATATCTGGTATAATCATTAACTTAACTCTACCTTCTAATATCTCTTCACGATATTCTTCGGACAAATGTCCCATTATTTCTTCTGGAATATACTTGTTTTCCTCATCAGGATCATCTAATGGACAATCTCTGATACATATAAGTATATTCTTTCCCTTTTTGAGTTGTTGGTCAAATAACCATTTATGACCATCATGAACTCCTTGCCATCTACCCACAAACATTGAGTATTTCATCTACACACTCCTTTACTGATTTATCTGTCGTGTCCATATCTATAAAATTTTCGGTTGGTGGTTCATAATTATCTACAAAAAAATGTTCCCTACCACGAATCTCTGTTGTATGACAATAAACTTGATAAATGTCTTGACCTCTTAATTCTTCTCGTAATTTTTTATAAGGTGAAACTAATGAAACTAAAACCCTATAACCTTTATTGTGTAAAAATGTTGCAATATTTTGAGCTGTTTTAATATTGTTTACTCTACCATCGAAATTATAATTTTTATTTTGGAATATGTTTCGAATGTCATCACCATCAATATGAATACACTTATCTTTTAAAAACCACCAGTGTTTTTTTAGTGCTTCACATAGTGTCGTCTTTCCTGAACCTGGCTGACCTGTAAACCATATAATCATACTATAACCTTTCTAATATATATCAATTTATTTTTCGAAAATTAAAATTAATATGCTCCACCACCACCTGAAGATGGTGCAGTCTGAGTTGTACTCGTGGTACTCTGTGTATTAGATGCTCTTCTTATTTTTTTCTTTTTCTTCTTTTTCTTCTTTTTCTTTTTATCCGATTCAACTATCAGATGTCCAACTTTATCTAAAGTAGATTGTTTTGCAGTATCTTCTTCCCCAAAATATCCCTCATCTGGATTTAATGAAAATTCTAATGAACTAAATCCTTTATCTACTGCATTTTCAATTTCTTCTAAATTCTTTTTTCTCATCAATTCTTTGCTCAAACTTAAACTCCATTTCATTCGTATCTTATTATAAAATGGTGATATCTTAGAAAAATCTGTTTTAGATATCTCAAGAATTGGTGCCTTTAAATTATTAGCCTGTTTTGCAAAGTATCTATAAGTACTTCCTATTTTTTGTTGTTTCTTATTAACCTCAAATTTATATGTACCTAAATAAGTTTCACCTTTTTTTGGTTTTTTTTGTTTGACATACTGACCGAAATTGGTACTACCCCTTAATCTTTCAATAAATAAAGAAGTTTCATCATGTGATTTTCCTGTCATATAAATTTCTTTTTTTTCTATTTTTGAATAGTGTATATGATATGATTCTCCTATTGGAACTAATGAACCATCTTGATATTTAAAATCACCATAATTTTCTACCACTCCTGCATTATTAACAACTCTATCTGTAAATTCTGGAGATATCATTTTATCAAGATTATGCCTTTTAGTAACTTTATCAAGTCTTTGACCTAAAACAACTTTACGAGCATATCCTCTTAATCTATCTGATTTAAATTTCTTATTTTTAAGAAAACCCTTCCTTTTCTTTTTTGGCATTTTATTTCCTCGAATCCATTATTAACTTTTTCATAGCAACTCTTGGTTTTCCTATTATAGTCGTGTTCCAATAATCTGATCCAACAGATTGTGTTACTCCAAAAATCTGAAAACACACATAATCTTTATATTTTTGTGGAATATAATCTACATGAAATGCATTTCCAGGAATAATTCCACCGATACCATCAACAGTTATCTCTAAATCAACAGGTATTATTGGTTGTCCCACTAATTCTAATTTTTCTTCTTCACTTACCTCATCATCATTCACTCTACCATTGATATAATCTAACATAGTTCTTCTGAATAACATTGAAAATGCTGGTAACTCTTGTAAATTTCCAGTTTCAGTATACATACTTACATCTTCTTCATCCTCTGTATTAAAACCAAAACTAAAAAATTTTTGTGCCCAATTTGCAGGTTGAGAAACTTCTACCGATGGTTGATTTCCACCTGGTGCATTTGGATGTAATGTTTTAAAAATTCTTAATGCCTCTTCACTTTTTGCCAAATCTTGCTTCTTCTTCTCTTGTAATTCTTTCTCTCTAGCAGATGTATCATTACCAGCTGATTTTTCTTTTTTCTCATAAAATGATATAATCTCATCAATTCCTATTTTATTAAATGGTATTCCGTGTCCTTGACCAAATTCATCTCTATTAGGTGTATTTCTATCATCATACTCATCACTTTCAAAATTTTGATCAGACCATCCTATGTCATTTGCCAATGTTCCGTAAGGATTCTTACTCCCAAAAGCTGTTTTTCCACCTATTCTATCAGCCATTTGTATATTTCTTTGAGAGGCATCTAATGAATCACCTCCCTGTAATTCTGCTATGGCTTGTGCTTCAGGTGGTGCACCCTCTTTCTCCTTACCTTTTTTAGCTGTACCTGCATACATAGCAGATACTGCCATTGAATTTGGAACTGCAGAAGTTAATGTTTGATTTTTTACTATACTCTTTTCTCCCCAAGATGGAAATACAAAAAGTTTACTTTCTGGATTTTCTTTACCCTCTCTATCTTCCAATAATGTTTCAGCATCAAATGCTACAGCTTTCGTATCTATACATTTAACATTACCATCTATATATGCATCTACTACAACTTCAAGATTCCAAAAACCATCAAGGTCTTTACCAAGTTCACCAAATAATGCACTCATACCCTCTCGTACCGTATTAGCATTTTCAAATGCAGTTTCAATTAAATCATAAGATAATAATATATTCCTAAGATATCCACCCTTACTCCAATCATTTTGATCAACAGCAAATCTCTTAACTTGTTTATAATCTTCTGTAATATTTACTAATCTTTTTAATGCATTTATAGATGCTGAACCCCAAGAATTTTTAATAGTATTTAATGCTGGAAACTGACCTGGTAATATCCATCTACCCATATCTGGAGTAATTAACCATTTATTATTTTTAATAATAACCGACTGAAATCGTGCCTCGTGTATATTGTCTGTAGATGATTTACCATCATTCTTTAAAAACCTACCACTACCATCTGGATGTAAAACTGGTTCTATACTTCTAAAAGAATTAATAGTATTACCTTTTTCATCCACACGACCAATAAATTTACTTAAAATATTATCTTCAAACCATCCCCAAGTTACATAGGGACCTGCTTTCACATTTGTCCAAACACCATCTTCAACAACCATCACAACACCTGGTGGTTGAACTCCTGTTGACGGACTCCAATCTCTTATACGAGCTGCATCATCACTAACTGGAAAAGGATCACCTAAATCCCACCAACTATCTTCCTCTGTACAAAACGATGTAATAGTTTCACGAAGTGCACCTACAAATTCTTTTATAGTTGGTTCTTGTTCTCCATCTTCATTTGTCTTTGAAGTTCCTGTTCCTGATATATCTTGGTCTATAACATTAACACCACGAGATACAATTGTTGTCGTACAATCAAATCCACCATCATCCCTCAAAGTCCACTCCCAATTAGAAATTATACCAGCCATTCCATCATAATTTCCACCCAATTCATTAATTTTATTTTGTATATTAGAATAAGCCTTACCATTAGTCATATCATCTAAACCACTCATTAATTCTTGTTCTACTGATGACATCCCCCATCCCCATTCTAATAAAATTCCCTTTCCGTGGGCTAAAAAGTGAGGCATTAATTTTTCTAAATCTTCAAATGTCCAACAAGTCCAATTTATCGTTGCCTCTCTTACTGCAGATAATCCACCTTTATATTCTACATTAATATCTTTTAAACCAGGCATTGGTCTTAATTTTGGACTTCTATTACCATCAACTTCTTCACGACTTCGTAGCGGATTATAAATATGTTTAAATCCATGAAGCATTGTTCTTTCGCCACCTAAAAATTCTGTATTACCACCTAAAAGAGTTACAGTTTTATATCCATCAGGATTTAGGCCTGATTCAAGAAACCACTCACCATCAGAGTCCTGTATAGGTTTTGAAGTACTATCAACTGGAGAAAACGCCCTTACCCAAGTAGATTTTGCATAAGTATCTTTAAGTAAATCCACTTCCTCACTTCTCGTATCTAAAGCACCACCTGTAAAATCTCTGGCTACAGCTTTACTTTTGGTTGCTAATGTTTCCCTTATGTTTTTATTTATAGGTGAAAGACTTATCATAACTTTTACACATCACTATTAATTGCCCGTAAATCTTTAAGTATATTTTGGATATTACTTGGTATCCTTATTTTTTCATCTGGTTTTAATGAATATGAACCATCTCTAATTTTATTTGCTAATGCAATAACCCACCACAATTTTGAATCTCCATAATATCTATGTGCAAGATTTTCCAATCTATCCCCATCTATTGGATACACAAATTTATCACCATCTTCAATTTTTATATCAGGATAAAGTGTTGTTTTCATAACTCTATTACCAGTATCCTTATCTATTTTTATTCCTGTATGTTTATACCTACTCACTATATTGCTCCTGGTGAGATATCTTTATAAAAATTATTCCACTCTTCTTTTCTTGCCCCTAAATGTGAATTACCATCTACCCATTCTTTACTATTATCATATGTCTTTAACCAATTTAAATCATAGTGTTTACCTTGTGATGCCAATGTATGTTTTCCAATATGAGTAAACTCACAACTTACATCTATTGCATGTGGTAATTGAAATCCATTATCTATTTCCCAAGGTGATTGGTCATTAACCGTAACTGTCAAACCACTAAAAAATCCAGGAACATCATTATACATATCTCCAATAGTTAAACTAATAAATGGTGCTTCCATTCTTTGTCCAATTCCTATAGATTTCCAAGTTGGATATGTAAGACCAACAAGATAATTTAACTTCTCCCACAAAACTGGTAATTCTTGTTTTGAATTAGGAACAACATTAAAATCAAAAGATATTGATCTCTCTACACCTTGATAAACATGAACATTATCAGGTCTACCAATATATCTTTCAGAGCCCCAATCTGGAGTAAGTGTTTCAGCTATTCCACTTAAAAATGCTCTAAATATAATATACTTTCTATTTACCAAATCATAAATCTTAAACTTAATATAATCATTTTCACTGGCATCTGCATCTCCATATGGATGTAAATTAATATTATCTGTTAAATCAGTCCTATATTTATTATCAGTTGATTTTTTAATTAATCCTAATCCCGTATCAGTATCATTTGCAATCGTAATTGTTGAAAGAGAAGTTGTATCACCTTCCTTTACTGGACTCTTATCTTCTTTCTTATCATATCTTTCCTCATCTGCCCCTTCTTTTGGTAATTTACCATATGCTAAAGTCTTATATCTATCAAGAACAGCTCCTTTACCTGTAGCCTTAGATTCCTTTCGTTCTTCAATCCCTTGTACTATATTTGATACTTGTGTATTATCACCTATAACAACTCCTGAATCCATATTATCATCAGTTGTAGATAATCTCTTAACTACTGTTGGAATATTATTTTCATTTAATGTGAATCTACCTTTAGTTATTGTATCTCCTGCACCACCTTCTGTTTGTTCAGCACCTTTAATACTTTCTTGATATGATTGTTTTGTAAATCCTTTTCTCTTATAATTTTCCCCAACTTTTGTAGATATTTTATCATCTGGACCATATAAATTATCTGATAATTTTGTTGGTGAACCTGATTGATTGACAAAACCTAAGGCTTGTCCTTCTTTACCTAAATTACCACCTGATTGTAAATTTATAAGTGGTAAATCTTGTAATTTTATATTTTCAAGATTCTTATATTTTCCATCTTGGGCTACCAACCTTGAACTATTAGGATCAGAAGTTTTATGTGATGTCTTTATAGTTATAGTGGGATCACCTTCTTTGTCCGTTCCTACTCTTGCATCTTTTAATTGTTTTAGATAGTTCTCAGTCTTATCATATAAATCTTTATCGAAAACTGGAGTACTTCCACCATCTTTATCTTTATATGAAAATATATCACCTTGATATTTAGTACCCTTATCTACACTTGAGATAGCGTTAGGCCATTGATCAAATACTTCAGTATTATTAACATAAATATTTCCTAACATACCATTGTTTTTAATAGTATCATTATCAGATAAAATAAGTTGTTCTAAATAACCATTATCTTTTGTAATTTTATATTCATTCTCACCAGAATGCCAATTTGGGTTGTTGCTGTTAGAAGTTTTATTATGTTTTTGTGTTCCAAACTTTTTAGATGGAAATATAGCTTCCTTGTGTTCTGGTTCTAATTTAGTTTCTCTTTCTTTAGATACTCCAGGTGTAATATCATTTTGACCATAAATTTGAGTAGTCTTTACTGATATACTTCCAATATGACCAAGATATAATGTATCTTGTATAAATGGTCGTGTTGGTGTACCATCATTTTGAATATATTTTTTTCTTGAATTTTCTACCTTTGAATTTCTAAAGAGACCATATAAATCACCTAAAAAATTATCTGACCTTATCTGTAATTCTTTCGGATACTCCTCTGATAAAGGATTATACTCTATGGATAATTTACCATCAGTTTCAGTACGCCTTCTCGAATCCACAATTGGTGAAACAATAGGAAGAGTATCTGAAAATGCTAATCGATATGATAATCTTTGTGCAACTTTTGGTAGTCCATCATCTTTTTTCTCAAAATTACTTGAACCCCCATAAACTTCATATGAGCGAGTTATGCCAGGTCCATCAAACATTCCTTCAAATACACCAGTTCTAAATATAGGTATTTCTAATGGCCTTAACATATCCATTTCAGAATCTTTCGTAGTTCGCGGTGAAATTTGAATTCCAGATCCTAATGAATTGGATGAGAAATCTTGTTTATTTGAATGTATCTTTACTGAAATTACTGAGTTAGATATAGCTCCTATTTGAAGAGTTTTTCTATCACCTATCTCCCTAATAGCAAATTGTTCATATCTACCACCAGGTCTATCGGGTCCCCACCAGTCACCACCAAATGCTTCTTTATCTCTATTTACTACCACATCAGTTGCAGAAAAAACATCCTCACCAATAACTTTTTGTAAAGGACTTTCTAAATCAACACCTCGTGATGGTGGTGTATAATCTGATTTCTTAGTATTTTCTCCACCTATAAGAGAATTTCCCCAATTCACAAGTGCATCTGTTGCCATACTTGTGGCCTGTGCTACTGATATCGGAAGTGATGCTAAAGTACCAAATGGTGAAGCACTTTCAGGTACAAATAATATACCCTTACCTTCCAAGTACACATTATCACTTGAATATTTATTAAAAGAATGTTTTTGAAATAAATCTTTAATACCACCACCAGATTGTTCTTTTGCTCGTTTTAAAACTCTATCTTGAGAACTTTCTATTCTTGATGCATCAGCTATTGCTGCATCTGTTCCAGTTTGTACAAAAATACCCATTGGACCTGGCCACATATATCTATTTGGATTAGAAAGGGCTACTCGTTTATCTAATGGTAATCTCTGTCCATTAACTTCTGCCAATGGTGATTGCATTTCAGCACGACCAAAACTTGGTTGTTCTATACCAGATGCATTAAATGCAGCGTTAATAATATCATTCCCACCAATAGTAATTGGACCTATTGATGTATCTGGCATCAAATCTCCGATTGATTCTATTGCACTATCAGAAGGGACAACATCTGTATATTTTTTACCACCTGCGTGTCTATTAACATGAATAAATGGTACTGCTGAACCAAGTGATAAAGGATTATAAACTTTTGTTTCAATAGTAGGATTAAATGCCTGTAAAATAAATTGTTTAGTTAAAAATAATGTACCTTTAGTGGAAGTAAGAAACTTCGCTATTCTTCCAATATCAGCCACAGACCTATCTATCATTACATCAAGTGGTGCTCTTAAAAATTCTCCACTTAATGCATTTGCCCATTCTATAGCTCCTGATAAATGTTCACCACCATCTTCTGGATCACCTTCATATAATCCCCACCTATCACCGACATTCCTAACTACATATGGTTGTGTAGAATTAAGTGTAATATCTATATTAGATTTTGCTCCTGTAACAGGATCCGTTGTCCACATTGGTGCCCAAGGTGTAACTCCTTTGAATACTAAATCATAAGGTCTTGTTTTTGGCCATTCAAATACTCTACTATTAATTCCCTCTACTCCATCAAATTGTCCTATCTGTAATAAAGTATCTTTGTTATAGGTTTTTAATGCACTATCGCTACGAGTAAATTGTTTAAAGTCGGGAATAAGTGGTTCAGTATGATTAGGAATGTACATTAAACTTCTATCAAAACCACTCTCTGGTTTAGTTCCTTCAAATAAAGGAATATTACTAATTCCACCTGGTGGATTTGTATTTTTACCTTCTTGTGGAACTCTATAATTTCCGTTATTATCACGGAAAATTGAACCTCTTGGTGTAATTGGTTTTAAATTTCCATAATAATCAAGTCCACCACCTACAACTCCAGCCAAATCTTGATTACCAACATGAACTGAACCATCAGAACCAAATTCAATTAAATCATAATTGTCATATGACTTTCTTAGTCTATCTCTTGTTTGTGTGTAATCAAAAACACTAGCTATACTATTAAATGAACCTATACCATATAATGATTCTTCTCGTGGAATTAAATCACCTTGCCATCCAATATAAAATCTTTTCTTTCCAGTAACTTGATAACCACGAACTGTAAATTGTTGTGGTTCATCATTAGGATGTACTCCTCTCCCTACACCATCGTCAAATTTAGAATGGTCATCAGGATGTGCAGGTGTTGCTGGTGTGGGACCAAATTCTCCACCATGTCTATGTGCTATTTGACTATTATTCTTACCAGCATTATCATAATCTGTATATTTAAAATTTGATAAATCTGTTACTAAGTCTTTTAATGCCATTTATTTTCTCTATATTATATTACCAGCAATTTTACCAGTATTATATTTTGTTCCTTGAACACCAGATGCTATTGGTCCTTGATCTCCCATCAATACAATTAATTTATCCAATTTTGCATTAGTTTCATCAAGTTTAAGTTCAACGGGACTATCTCCTTCTGCCGCAGTTTGTTCTCCACCACCACCACCTAATACATTTCCACCAAGTGCTCCAATTGCTGCTAAAGTCATCAATACAGGTAATGCTGGTATCAATGCAAGTGCTCCAAGTGCCATAGCTCCCATACTCATCCCTAACGCAGTAAATGCTCCAGCTAATAGGAATATAGAACTGGCCATTGGTGCTAAGGTAGTTATTATTGGTACAAAAGAACTAAATCCTTGTGCTAACATATCAAAACCCTTACCTATTGCTTGTATGGCTACTCCTAACACAAGTAATGCGGCTGCCATAACCAACATAGCTCCTGCTCCTGCAATTATTGCAAGTGCTCCAACACCACTCATCATTATTGCTCCGATAGCTGCCAATGTTAGAGTTAGTGCAAGTAATGCAACTCCTGCCTTACCCATATCACCCCAACTTACTTTTCCAAATTCTTGTAATGCTTTTGCTGTAACAAATAGAGCGGCTGATATAATCAATAGTGCTGCTGCTCCACCGAGTGCTTTCTTTGCGTCAAATTTTTCAAACATTCCACCAAGTGGCCCACCTTTACCTTTTTTATCACCACCTTTTGATTTAATTTTATCCAATAAACCACCACCTTTATCATCACCACCCGTAGCACCACCGATTTTATCTTTTAAAGTAGTACCCAACTTTTTAACACCATCCAACATACTACCAGTCATTTCTTTACCAGCTAATTTTGACCTCACATATATTGCAGTCATTAAACCTAAAACTACACCAAGTGCAGTTCCTAACATCGGAACATGCTTGTTCAATTCATTAAATAAAGCTCCTATAGCAGTTACTGCAATTACTGCAAGAGTTACTGGATAAAATGCTACCGCTACTGCCGCTCCAATTCCTATCACAACAGGAAGTAATGCCTTTCCGATACTCAAAAATCCAGCCCAAGCCTTTCCCATTATTTCCATAACCTTAGCCATATAATCTCGGTGTGCTCTTTCCGCATCTGTCATACTATTTAATTTATCTTGATTAGTAACCATTTTACTTAATTCAGATACACTAACACCAAAGGCGGCTGCTAAAGATTGTCTTTGTACGACATTTAATCTTTCAAAATCTGCTGCTGAACCTATCTGACTTGTAATTTCTTTTTGCATCCCCTCTAAATCACCAGCCAATGCCAATTCTCTTGCTTTATCAGTATTAATTGCCCTACCCGTCAACATACTTGCTTCCATTTGTGCATTTATAGATTCTTCGAAACTTAATAAACTTTCGGACATTTTTTCAACCGTAGCCATATCTACACCAAGTTTTCTTGCTGCTATAGCGGCTTTAAAGATATTTTCACCACCATCTTTTGCAAATGATGCAAATTGGTCTGTATTGGTTGCAACATCATTCATAATTGCTGCAGGTGCCACTCCATTGGCTCTAGCTAATAGTGCTACGGATTCCATTTGTGATGTGGCCGCTTCGAAACTTGATGCTCCAACTGCCATCATTTGTGTGGCCAATACACCTGTATTTTCACCACTAATACCATATAGTGCATTTAATTGAGTCATTGCAGAAATGTTTTCACGAGTAGCTGATTCCATTCCACCCATATTATCTCGAATACTATCTGATATTCCCTTTACATCTTCAGCACTAACTCCTAAAAGAGAAAATTCTAATGCTGTAGTATTGATTGAACTTTGTAATCTTGATGCTTCTCCTACGGTTAATCCTAATTCTTTTCTTGTATCCATCATACCACCATAGAATATATCCACAATCTTTTTTGCTGCCAATAAAGCGCCAGTTACAAGTAATATAGGACCTAACATACCACCGAGAAGTGCGTTTGTTGCCTGAAATCCTGCAGTTAAACCTTGAACTGCCTTTACACCTTGAGTTCCTATATTTCTTAAAGCCATTGACATATTCATTGAGTTTTCTGGATCAAATGCTGCTGCTAATGATTTTCTTGTCCCCTCACCAAAATCATCCATAACACCTTGTAAATTCATATGTTCAGAAATAAAGCCACCAAATGGCATACCTTCTATTACACCCTTGAGTCTTTCAAATGGTGCGGCAAGTTCTGTAGCTGCAGCTTTTGTTAATTTATCAACTCGTGTTAGTGATTCTTCTTTACTTTTTAGTCCATCAACAACATCATCTAAAACTTGTATTTCAGCCTTTAAACTTTCTCTTAAACTATCATCTTTAACCGTATGTAACATTGATTCTAGCACTTCTCTTTCAGCTGCTGCCTGTTGACCTAATGTTTCGATTTCACTTTTCATTATACTCAAGTCGAATGTATCAGTTCCAATATCATCATATGCCTTTGCCATATCTAATGATAATCGTGTTGCTTCGTCTTGCATATTACCGATATTTTCAAAATGATCACCTACTTCTGCCAATTTAGTGGCACTACTTTCATAGATATCAGTTAATTTCGTTCCATCACTAGCCATATTATTCTGAAGTGATACAGCTTCTTTTAAATTTTCACCTGCACTATATCCTAAACTTTCAACGGTTTGTGCGTAACTTGCTTGTTTTTTTGCTTGTTTAGTTAGATTTACATTTAAACCTCGAATTTCAAGAGCTCTTTTATATTGTCTATCTTGAATATCGGCATGTTGCCTTCTAATATCTTTACCTTTATCAAATTCTTTATTTGCATCTCTCATTTGAGATTTTAATTTTTTAAGTTCATTATTGGCATTCTTATATTCTTTAGAACCTTTCTCTTGTTCTTTAACGAGCTTAGATTGTTCTTTTATGAGCTCCTTGATAAGCTTAATATTTTCTCTATTAGTTTTTGGTGAGTCTGCCATTTTTTAAAATTAGTAATGTCTTTTACTTCGTAATTTTTCTGCTTTTTTCAATGATTTCTGAAGGTCTTTGAATGCTTTATTGGCCTTTTTACTTGCCCTTTTTACATCATCAGGAATACCCATCTTTTCTATTGCACTCAATTTATTATTGAAAATGTGCAATACTATTTTTTGGGCTATTTTATCAATAAGTCCCTCTTTTATTTGTTCTTCTGTTAATGGTTTGGATGAAGCCATTTTCTTCTCCTTTAATAATGATTATATTTATGATTTCTGTTATAAAACAGGATGTTATAACTCATTAATAAATATCATATATAGGAAAAAATCTTATTAGCCTCGTTTGATACCTGGTCGTGCAATACCAGATGGTTTTTTGTTTGCCTTATCATATTCTTTCTTTTCCTTTTCGTAGAATTTTTGTGCCGATTGTATGTAAAAACGGCGCAGATATGTTGGCATATTGTATACTTCCGTGAATGAGAAGCCTCCTTTGCCGTGAAAACAAAGGGAAAATACTTGCTCGTGTATCGCGGGCTTATCTTCGGCCCGCAGGCCAAAAAAACTCGACATCTAATGGGATGTCCATATCCGTATCTTCGCCAGTTTGTTCACTAACAAAGGTAAACGACATATCCACATCAGGTGTAATTTCTCTAAGATACTCTCTAAATGCTAAAGAATCTCTTGATAATAATTCAGTATCAACAAATTCATTTATTCTTTTAATAGAATCATCTCCATTAACACTCAAGATTGCCTTTTTCAACCTTGTAGTTATTTCTGAAGTAATCCCAGAATCTTTTTGAAATTTTCTAAGTGCTTTTAATTCAGCTTCTATTTCTTTTTCTTCTTTATGTGTTAAAAGACGAAAAGTAATTTTGGTTTTAGATGCTGGTAAAGTATAATCGAATTCGTTCTTACCATCTTTAAATAACTTCGTATTAATTTTCTTATCATCAATTTCAGTTAAATCAAAAGTTTCCTCTTGTTTATCTCCTGTAGATGGATCTGTTAATTGAACTGTATAATCCTTACCATAACCAAGTACTCTTGTAGCAATCATAATTGCATTTTTATCACCTAATAATAAATCATTAAGTGATACTTTTTCGTCTACAATAACGGATTCCAACAACTTATCCAAAACCACACCTTTCTGAATAAGATTTCTTGAAGTTAAAATATCTTCTTCTTTAGCGGTCATATACTTTAATTCGATAGTTCCACCTGCCAGTGGTGAATCTTTCGGATAAAGTAATCCCTTAGAAGGCAAATCAACTACTTCTGTCGGAAAACGGCGTTTTTCTTCTGCCATGTTTATCTCCTATGTATTATTCTATTGAATAGCTTTTGAAACCATCAATATAACCAATTATAAAACTTTAACTGGGTATCTAAGTGATACCCAGTCTAAATTATTTTCTACCAAATTTTTCAGCTGCTGTAACTCCTAAACCGACAACGGTTATGTACATGAAGTTTTCGAGTATTGTTTCACTAATAGCAAATTTGAAAAAAGTATTAGCGACCCAACTCCCAACTAACATTGTAAATGATGCAAAACCAATAAATCTTTTACTTGAAATTTTTGCATCATCAGATAGCATCTGTGAAAGAAAACTCATTTTTTTCTCCTTAGAATTGTAGGATAGCGTAATCGTATCTAAGTGTCAAGGTTACATCAACTGGGTCTGTTGTATTTGCCCAATCTAAATCACCAAATGTTGCGTTGGTAATCCATGTACCTTTAAGTGTCCATTCTTCGACTTTGTCACCCACAGGACCTAACACATTGATAGTTACATCCTTTTTATAAAAATCTGAGTATCCGTCTCTACCTGTTACAGATTCGTGGGATAAACGAACCCATTCCATAACTGCTTGTGCTGCTGATGGAACAACAGGATCATAAAGTGTAATTTCTAATTCTTCCCATGCACCTTTACCTTTGATATATCTTTTTACATTGATGTGGTCGAGTTCAATAGTTTCAAAAGCGATTGTAGGTCTGTTAGCTGTCTTAATAAGATAAGCTGGAATACCTTCAATGTACATGATGTACCGATTTTTTGTTTTCGGTTCAAACGGTGTGAACATTATTTCAGAAGGATCTAATAAATCTGGCATCTTTAATCTCCAATAAGTTTAATTCTTCAACTATAAATATCAAGTTTATGAAAAATCGTCATATACATTTTTCATAGTTTTATAGAAGTTTTATATCATCTACATATATAAATATAACGGGCAACAAAAAACCCCTCAAAAAAGAGGGGTTTTTCATTTGTTAATCTATTGATTAAACTTATGACGGGAATGTAGCTCCTGTCGGTAGTACTACGAAGTCCAATACAATAAATTCTGCGGTTCTTGTAGGTTGGATAAATATCTGACCAACAAGTTGATTTCTATCAATCACATCAGGTGTGTTATTGGAATCATCCATAACTACCTTAAATGCAGATAGACCACTATTTGCTTGTACTGATTCTAAGAACGGATTCACAATATTCAAGAAACGATTTCTTGTTGCGGATGTGTTCTGTTCGAATACTAAGTATCTTGAAGATGATGCGATGAACTTCTTCAATCTAATTAACAATCTTCGTACATTCACTCTGTCAAGTGCTGATGGACGACCTTGTAAGGTCTTTTGTCCCCAAACACATACACCTTGACCAGGGAATGAAGCTATTGGATTAACTCTTGCTTCATAGAGTTCATCTCTTTCGTCATGAGTCAATCTTGTTTGTGCTTCAAGTACGGTTGTTAAACCACCACGATTCAGACCAGCTGGTGCGAACCATTCGTGGGCTACTTTATCCGTGTAAGCAATTACTCCAGGTAATACAACTGAAGGCGGAACCCATACAGGTAATCCAGTACCTCTGTCAGCTATCTTTACCCAAGGATAATAAGTTGCTGCGTAGTTTGTATCCAACGACTCAATAGCTGCGGTTGCAGATGATATTGAACCACCTTTAATACCACAATCTAAGATGTAGAAAGCGTCACCCCTTTCCTCACACTTCTGTATTGCGTGATTTGTTGCCTTTGGATGTAAATCGTGAATAACACCTGGTGTTACCAACATATTAATATCAAATTCATCAGGATTACTGACTGAATTAATACCTTTCTTATATGCTGTCCAACCATCTGCTGTACCACTTGAAATATCAAACCCTTGAGTATTCGCTGCTACTATATCAGCTCCTGTTTTCTTAGGTGTTGCTGGATTGGATCCATTAAATCCACCTTGAAATGGAACAACGAATTTTCTCTGTTTAATATTTGAAAGTGTTAATGTGATTTTTTCAGTACCATCTGAATAAGTATCACCAGTCGTTGATGCATCTGAACTACCATTAAAGTCCTCAAGACTCATAGTAACATGATTACCAGCTCCTGCGTTATTTGGAGTAGGTGCTAAATACATTTTAGCATCTGCGTTATCATAATCATGACCAAATAAAATATTGTGGTCAAAAGTACCTTGTGCATTAGACTGACTTGTATTGAATTCCCATTTTGGTACGGTAGTACCTCCAGGTACGGTATTAGTAAGTGCTGAGTGTCCCATAGGTACTAACGATACTGGTACAGATTTCTCTGCTATCTCTGAAAAATCAGAGAGGTATATATGTTTAGACCTATTATCCCAATCACCATTGTAAGTTAATTTACCATCAGAATCAATCGTTACATATCTATCACCAATTCTTCTTGCAAAATAGTTAGGACTTTCAGGATCAAAGTTAAGATTATCGAATTGTTCTAAGATATTATCTTTAGTCAAATTCTTGTCATCTAAACCAGTCTGTCTAACTTGAAGTGAGAATGAACCATAATCACTTCCAGCAATTGAACCAGCTTTCTTTATACTCAAGATAGCGATTTTTAATTTCTGATTGGTATCTTCACCATGTGAACGAGTATTCACCTTAAACAAATTATACCTATTGTTATTAACCATCTGTGATTGTACAAATGGTGTTGAAGCGTTAGCATAAGTAGCTGATGTAAAATCAACTGCACTATGTGAACCACTTGCTAATGATGCGGTTGTATTTGTTAAATCAGTTGTATAAGTACTTGGTAAATTACTTTGTGCGTATTTAAAGTTCTTATACAAATATGCTGGTACGGTTGATACTCCTGACTTCGTTACTTGTGGATCCTCACTTAGTGCAACATCAATATAATCTGCACTTGAAGTGTTAAATGAAACTGATGCACTATATGCTAAAATACTTTTAGCACCAAAGTTACTACCACTAACACTTAAAGTAAAATTGGAATAATCTCCAGTTCCAACTGCTGCATGAGCAGATATGGATACTTTATCCAATCTTACAGTTCCATCAGAACCACCTCTCGATGGTGCTAAAACAGCCATAGTTTTTTGGTCTACACCAACTTCTGATGCTGCACCTAAACTACCTGTTAGGTTTATTTGTACGAAATCAGCAGAATAACCACCAGTATTAAGTACTCGAACTATAGTTACAGTTCCCGCACTTCTTAGGTATTGTTCTACCGCGTAAGGTGTATATAAGTCTTTGGATGTAGATCCAAACATTTCTTCAAACTCACTAAAATTACTAATCATAGTAGGTACAAATGCAGGACCTTTAATAGTTGGTCCTATAATTGCTGCACCTATTTGAGCAATTCCAGCAGGTAGAAATGATAAATCTCGTTCCCTCGTAAACACACCTGGCGATACGATTCTTTCTGCCATTATTTTTCTCCTATTGTTATAATTTAAATAACATTAGCCTTTTACAAGACTATAAATTTTACTATAAATATAGCATAACTTTCTCAAACGATAGGTTTGAGTGAGATTATTTTAAGTAGTTTCTGAAGTTTCTACTGGCGTTGGTGTAAATACACCTGTTTGTGGATCTAATGTACCAGGTCCATACTTTTCATTTAGTTTTCTTACAATTTCTTGTTCTTTCTCTTGTAAACTGACATAATCCTTTTGGAATTGTTCTTCAGTTTTGTCAAGTGCCTCTACTTGTTGATTAAGTAGAATTTTTTGAACTCCTAATTGTCCAAATTGAGCTTGTTTTTCTTGGTATCCATCTTGCAAATCACGAAGAGACTTTAATTCTTCATCTGAAAACTTTACCTCAGATGTTTGTTCTTCCACTTTTTTTGCTAAATTAGATTCTTCTTTGACGGCCATAACTTTTTCTCCTATGTTAATTAACCTTTGATATAAATATTAAGTAAATTTCTCTAATTCACTTTTTTCTTGAGAATTTCTACTTCCTCTTTTAATTCTTTAATTGATTCTATTAATAATGGAACTAATCGTTTATAATCAACTCCTAAATAACCATTTTTTCTTTCTAC